CGGGTTGTTTGTTGGTCCGATTCCCCCATGCGATTAAATCGCTGCCACCCAGGCGTTAGTTACTTACGTAACCAGCGCCATTTTAGAGCTGATGGATAATCAGCTACGTAAGAATACCCATGCTTAGAAGGGCAAATTAATTGCCTTTCAAGGCCGAGCCAGGAATCAAGTCTTGATTTCACAGTCGTTTGACTGGGAGCTAAGACAAGAAACTCATCTCGTTGAAGGTTCTTATTGTAACGGGAGCGTGGCTTCTCAAAAGAAACCATGCAATCACTTTGCACTGCGAGATAAGAGGCAGAATGACCTACTATCGGTACTTCGTACCCTAGCAAATCATTCACGCACTTATACAAGTAGCGCGCTGTAGAAGGCATAAATTGGCTTAATTGGCCAATATACGCAACCCAAGCAACAAGACCAGAGGTATCTTGCGGTCGAGACGGGAAGGATTTTCTGAAATACTGAGGTGTAATAATCTCAGCACACCAGGCATCTACCCCACAACTCTCACGAAAAGAGCCGTAAGGAGCCCTTCCACTGCAACACTTAGCGAAGTTAGGTTTTAGACCAACCTCGTTAAGGAATCGCAGGACATCCTGTGTGTATTCATGGCGGATGATTATATCATCACCATAAACAAATACAGAGTGCCTCGAGGAACGCTCGTCATGTGTCAATTGGTAGACACATGCCACACACAAAGTGTAGAAGACGAATGACTCAACAGGAAAGCATAACATGCTACCCATAGTTGCGAAAGACGTTACCTCTACTATCTCTCCACTTGGGAGAGAAGTGTGAGTGGATCTCAGCATTAAGCTTCTTAAACAATTTCTTCGGAAGAAGAAATTGTACCATCTCTAAAGATATGCGATCACTCGCATCCGATAGATCAATGGTATCCCAGGAGTTAGTAAAGGATGACATTAATGCCATTCCCTGATTAATCTCTTGCGATTTAAAGTTAATGCGCCCAAGGAACCGTTCATCATTCTCCAGGAAATCCTGAAGGTGACGTCCAACCCCTTGCTGCAAGTACATAAGCTCACTAGGTTCACACGCTATTAAGCGTGGTCCCCTCGAGTCCTTAGGTACTGCCAGCATCCGCGAACAGGGCCAGTCCTTCTTCACGAAGGACCGGTACCTATTAGCGAGTGCTGCCAACTGGATCCGGCGCCCATGTCCACCTGCAGATTCGTAGGTGGTAAAGAAATGGTCATAATAAGGCCATTCTCCATGGATTGAAGCATAGATAGTGGAAAAGTTCCATTTCTCATCGCCTCTTTTCCTATCCGCTACCGCACCAGGGCCATGCCTTGGTGTGGAGCATTCTGGCGTGTATCCATCCATGAACTGTTCAGCAAACTGCCGAGCAGATTCTAGGACACAGCCCGAGAATCCATTTAAAGCTCCCAATGCAATATGGGAGCTTTGGATATCAAGGAACTGGGATATACGAGTTGCAAGTTGGTCTGGGGTATATTCTACCTCTAACTTCTTGAAACCTTTCAGAATGGTCCTGACGATGCGAATGCATCGGGCAAGACGCGGATCGAACTCCGACAAGATTAATGTGACCCAGAAGGGTCTCATTAATGTTGGAGTCTTATAACCCGGTATACCGTGATGACCACATTTGTGGCCATGCGGGACGACAGGAAAGTCGTCGCCTGGTTTAAGAGAGAGAAGTGTGACAAGATAATCATCCAACAAAGGAAGATCGCTTGTCAGTTTCTCAGTCCCCCCTTCATAAAACTCGCAGAGAAGTTTGACATCGAATTCGAGGTCATTCTTTTTAATGCGAGAATCAGTGAAGGATCGGAGCTCGCGATATACATCATCGAGCGTTTGTGAAGCTAACTGTGAGTATTTAAACTCATGTGGC